TAAAACTGTGGGCAGTAATCTCAGCGAAGCAATACTCTCCAGCGGCACTTGATCTTGAGCATAAAGTTGCTTGGATCGTGTCGGAGCAACAGCGTCACGGATTTCTCTTTGACGTAGCTAAGGCAGAGAAACTTCTGATGCACCTTCAAATGGAACGTGCAAAAATTGAGACAGACCTACATACTATATTCGACCCGTGGTATTCTGCTGTCGAAGTAAAGACACCCAAGCGTACAATCAACTATAAGTCTGTTGATCGTGCCAGTGTAACTGAGGGTTGTCCTTACACAGTTGTTAAGTTGAACGTGTTCAATCCTAACAGCCGTCTGCATATCGCAGATCGACTTACCAAGAAGTACGGCTGGCAACCTAAAGAGTTTACTCCAGACGGTAGGGCTAAAGTAGACGAGACCATCCTGTCAAATCTACCTTACCCAGAGGCGCAGTCTATCGCTACCTCGCTCATGATCCAGAAGAGGATCGGACAGCTAGGTGAAGGTAAGAACGCATGGTTAGCTCTCGTAGGTGATGACAGCCGCATACACGGTTCTGTTAACACCAACGGGGCTGTGACGGGGCGCATGACGCATATGTTCCCAAACACGGCCCAGACACCTTCAGTCGGCAAACCATACGGCAAAGAGTGCCGTGAACTGTTCACAGTACCTGAAGGTAAGAAGCTCGTAGGTGTTGATGTTTCAGGTTTGGAACTTCGTATGCTTGGCCACTTTCTCGCTGCGTTTGATGGTGGTGCATACGGCCACGAAGTGGTCAACGGTGATATCCACAGCATAAATATGAAGGCGGCTGGTCTGCCTGACAGATCGGCCTCGAAGCGTTTTATTTATGGATTTCTTTACGGGGCAGGTGCTGGCAAAATAGGTGAGGTGGTAGGTAAAGGTCCCAAAGAGGGCCAGAAGCTGAAGACAAAGTTTCTAGATCAAACACCAGCGTTAGCCAAGCTGATCACAGCGGTAACTAAAGCATCCAAACGTGGTCACCTAGTCGGTCTTGATAAACGTATCCTCCATTGCCGTAGCTCTCACTCAGCCCTGAACCTTCTCTTACAAAGTGCAGGGGCCTTGGTGTGTAAGCAGTGGGCCGTTGAGATGGATAAAGTCCTCACTGAGAGGAACCTAAAGCACAAGTGTCAGGTCGTGGCCAACATCCACGATGAACACCAATACGAAGCCGACGAGGACATTGCTGAACTCGTGGGTGAACTAAGCATCCAAGCGATCAAGGATGCAGGTAAACATTTCAACTTAAAGGTGGAGCTAGATGGCGAAGCAAATATCGGGAAAAACTGGTACGAGACCCACTAAAAAACCTCAACCAAAACCTAAGGCTCCTTCAAAACTATGCGAGACTTGTCTGTACATCGATACACAAGGGTCAGACAGGTTTCGCACACATTACTGCCACAGGTATCCGACAACTGAAATTGTAGCTCCAAGCTACTGGTGTGGAGAATGGAGACCTAAAGATGACTAGAACGGTACTGATCGATGCTGACATAACCATATACAGGGTGGCAGCGAAGAACGAAGAACCCACACGGTTTGATAACGGATTGTGGGTGCTTTGGTCGGACGAGGCGAAGACTAAAAAAGATTTCGATGAAGCGATTGAGAATATCGTGGAGACAACAAAAGCAGATGACTACCTGCTATGCCTAACGTCCAAGAACAACTTCCGCAAAGATATCCTGCCGTCTTACAAAGGTAACCGCAAAGACACACGAAAGCCCATGCTACTGCCGTTTCTCAGACAGCACGTTATTGAGAACTATAAGTATGATCTTCGTGATGGTCTGGAGGGTGATGATCTCATGGGTATCCATGCGACAAACCCAAACGCTGTGGGTGAGCAAGTAATCTACTCCGCTGACAAAGACATGAAGACTATCCCAGCCAAGCTGTGGGATCAGACTTTCAACATTGTTGTCGATGTCAGTGAAGAAGAAGCTGACCGTAACTGGTTAACCCAGACGCTCACAGGAGACCCAACGGATGGCTATAAAGGCGCAAATAAGATCGGCGCTGTAGGTGCTAGGAAAGTCCTAGACAATGACTGTAGTTGGTCAGCCGTTGTCGCTGCGTTCATAAAGCAAGGTCATACTGAAGCAGAGGCCCTGCAACAAGCTCAGGTAGCGCGGATACTGCGGTACGATAATTACGATCTAACAACTAATACTATAAAGGTGTGGACCCCATGAACCCATTCGATGTTGTTGAACCTGTTGACGGTGATATCGTTAACAAACCTTCCCATTACACACGTTATGCAATCGAGCCTGTGACGTTCATTATGCGTAATGATCTACCATTCCACACAGGTAATATCTGCAAGTATGCCGTGAGGGCAGGGTTCAAGTTGTATCCTGATCAGACAGAGGTTGAGAGTGAAATCACAGACCTCAAGAAAGTTATCCGTTATGCAGAGATGCGTATCAATTTACTCGAAGGTGAAATGGAACTCTAAAGGTGCGTAAGAAAACCTATAATGACAAAGTGCGAGAGGCTTCCGATAACACAAAGGTACAGCCTCTCGTACCAAAGAACCCCGCTCAGAAAAACTACATCGAGTGTATCAACCGTTTCCCCCAGATATTCGTTACTGGTCCCGCTGGGACAGGTAAGACATACATTGCTGCGGCTATGGCGGCTGATATGTTCTTACGAAAAGATGTAAAGAAGATCATCTTAACTCGCCCAAACATTCCCGCAGGTAAGTCTCTGGGATTTTTTGCAGGTACTATCGAGGACAAGATTGCGCCTTGGGTAATCCCACTCACGGAGGTTCTTGAACAGCGACTTGGTAAGGGTCGTTTCGAGATTGCTATGAAGCGTAAGGATATCGAGATCGTGCCTTTCGAGGTGATGCGTGGTCGATCATTTAACAACGCCTTCGTTATCTTGGATGAAGGGCAGAACCTAACACCCCATGAGATGAAAATGTTTCTTACTCGGATAGGTGAGGACACAAAAGTGTTGGTGAATGGTGATCTTTTACAACACGACCTCAAGGAAAAGTCAGGGTTAGCAGTAGCTATTGATCTGATTTTTAAACACAACATTGAAGCCGCTGTATGCCATTTCAACCATGATGATGTGGTTAGGTCAGGTATATGCGCCCAATGGACCCGTGCTTGGGGATAATATTAACCGTTACTAGACCTAGAAGGGTGGTTTTATGACCCAAACCCCTATGATTGACAAAAATTTAATCGACTTCCTTTCGCGGATGTACCCCGATGTTTCACCAGAACTATCCATGTCAGAACGAGAGATATTCTTTCGGCGTGGTGCGGTTGATGTGATTAGAACATTGAATAGAATTTACTCAGAACAAAATGAGGATGTTCTAAATGTTGAACGGTGAGACATTCCCACTCGTATCAACTAAAGCGATAGATACTCTGTGGCCGAATTTAGAAATCTTTCTTTCAAGAGTTGCGGACAATAAAGTTCATACTGAAGATATTTATAACCTATGTATGGATGGAGTGTGGTTACTTTGGGTTCACCAAGTTCCTGATACGGGCGATATTACATCTGTGGCTGTCACTGAATTTATTGAATATCCTCAAACGACAAACCTGAAGGTATTATTTCTTTCTGGTGATGGGGGTGACTGGCTGTCTGGAATGTCTATATTTGAACGCTTTGCCCGTATCAACCAATGTGAATCTATTGAAATTCACGGACGTAAAGGTTGGGAAAGGGTCTTAAAAACTGGTGGTTATAGTATGAGCCACATAACCCTGAATAAACGGATTTTATAATGTTCCTAAGTAGAGTAACTAAACCACAAATTGCTTTTAATAAAGGTGGTGGTGGAGGCGGTGGCGGAAGCTCGTCCAAGTCTAGCGCACCTAAATCTAGCCCACGACCTAAGGCGCGACCAGCACCAAAAAAGAGCCGTGGTCGTAACCTAGACGCAGATAATTTTGCAGGATCGGATTACGCACCGACAAAGAACGCTGGGACCTCTAAGGCCAGACAGGTTACATATACACACGCGACTGATCGTGATGATCGTAGGCAAGTACCAGTGACGGGTGCAACTACGAGCTTTAACAGTAAAAGCAGTGTTTCTGCTAAAGATTTAGCTGATGGTAACGTCAGTGAGTATAAATCTAAAACAGGCGAGGGTGGCCTTATTGTTTCTCGTGGTACTACCTTGGATCAAGCACCGCAGGTAGATGCTACTAGCGGCGGTAAGACTAACAAAGAAGTCTATAACGACACTGATGTACGATCCACAAAAACTACTACGACTACTACCACTGGTGGAGGTTCTTCCTCACCTGTAACGGCGCCTAAAACTATCGATCCCAAAGATGGTGTTGGTGGAGGCCGTGACGGTGGTAAAGCTCGTAAAAGTAAAGCGTCTAAGGCTGACGAAGATAAGATTGCTATTAAACGTAAATCACTTGGTATTGGTCGTTACCGGAAATCTAACAACTCTTTAGCTATCAATAAAAGAAGGGCTTGAATTTAAAATGTGTTTTATGAATACACCAGAGCCGCCTCCTCCTCCTCCTCCTCCCCCACAAGCTCCTCCTGTGTTAGAGCAAGAAGCTCCAAAGTTGAACGATGGTAGTGAGGATGGGACTACTTTAGATCGGCGTTCTCGTGGACTTAAATCTTACAAGATTAAAGCGAGAAACCAGATGACCAAAGATACCAATAAATTAGGTGGTATGGTTCAAAACAATAATACTAATAAATAATATTTAAGAGGTGTATCGTGCAAAAAGACAAAGATGTCTGCGCTAAGAAGTACGAAAACCTATCCTCACATAGAACGACATATTTAGAACGAGCAAGAGAAGCTGCTAAATTAACTATTCCTTCTCTTGTCCCAGAGGAAGGTCACACCTCTTCAAGCAAACTGTACACTCCTTATCAGGGTGTCGGTGCGCGTGGTGTGAACAACCTTGCTTCTAAACTTCTGTTGTCTCTACTACCACCCAATGCTCCTTTCTTTGCTATGCGGTTGGATGATTTTACAATCCAAGAGTTAGCACAAACAGAAGGCGCACGGGCTAAAGTAGATGAAGCCCTTAATAAATATGAGCGAGCCGTTATGACAGAGATTGAAAACTCTGGTATGCGGTCTCCAATATTTGAGGCTCTCAAACAGTTAATAGTCGCGGGTAACGTACTTCTATATCTACCGCCTGAGGGTGGTGCGCGGGTATTCCCGTTAAGCCGATATGTCGTGAAGCGTGACCCGATGGGAGAGGTTATCGAGGTTATCGTTAAAGAAACAATGTCACGGGCAACTTTACCTGAAGACATTCAATCTATGTTGGTTGCAAAAGAGGGAGACCTCCCAAGCCAAGACAACAACAAAAAATCTGACGAGATTAATCTATACACGAAAATGTATCGTGAAGGTAATAAGTACATCCTGTATCAAGAGCTAGACGGCATGATCGTTCCTAACTCTTACGGTAAGTATCCACTCGATAAAGCACCTATGCTTGCATTGCGGTGGACACGCATCGATGGTGAGGACTACGGACGATCCTATGTTGAAGAGTACATTGGTGATTTGATTTCTCTTGAGGGCCTATCTAAGGCTATTCTAGAGGCGTCTGCTGTCTCAGCTAAGGTTGTGTTCTTGGTGGCTCCTAATGGAACCACAAGGGCGCGAGATATATCCAAGGCAGAAAACGGTGGTATTGTGTCTGGTAACGCTGCTGAAGTTTCCACTCTACAGGTGCAGAAACAAGCTGATATGTCTATCGCTTCTCAGACAGCCTCTACTATTACAGAGAGACTAGCATTTGCCTTCCTTATGAACTCCGCAATACAACGCGCGGGTGAGCGGGTCACGGCAGAAGAAGTTAGGTATATGGCAGGGGAACTTGAGGACGCTTTGGGTGGTGTCTATTCAATCTTGAGCCAAGAATTTCAGTTACCATTAGTCAATCGCATTATTGCGAGGATGACAAAGAAGAAGAGATTGCCGTCACTTCCAAAGGGTGTAGCAAATCCAACCATTGTCACTGGTCTTGAAGCTCTAGGCCGTGGGCATGATATGAATAAATATCAAATGTTCCTACAGGCTCTAGCTCCTCTAGGACCTGAGGCTGTCGCGCAGTTTATGAACGTGAACGATTATATAACTCGTGTCGGAACAGCGTTGGGTATTGATATGGATGGTCTCATTAAATCTCAAGAACAACTACAACAAGAACGACAACAACAAGAACAGCAAATGCAGCAAGCACAGATGATGGAGATGGCTAAGGCCGCTACAGGTCCTGTTGCTAGAGAAGTTGCGGGTGCTGCCCGTGAGAGTGTCGCAGAAAATGGTGAATAAGAATGGTCGAACAAGTGGTTATCGATACGTCTGGTGAAACAGCGGGTCCTAGTTTAGAAGAACAATCCGCTGCAATGGACGCTGGTGTACAAGAACAGAACGTCACAGACCGCCCAGAGTGGTTACCTGAAAAGTTCGGTTCTCCAGAAGATATGGCAAAAGCATACTCAGAGCTAGAGTCCCGAATGGGTTCTCAAGAACCTGAAGATGTGGGTGATCATGCGGAAGGTGAAGTCCGTGAGGAACTAGACCAAGCTGGAGTTGATTATGACGCGCTCTCGCAAGAGTTCTGGTCAAACGGGGACTTGTCACCTGATAGTTATGATATGCTTGATCAAGCGGGTATCCCTCGTGAAATAGTTAATAGCTACATTGAGAGCCAACTCAGTGTAATGGAGAGCCAACGCTCTAACATTATGAATGAAGTAGGTGGTGAAGACGGTTATCAAGAGTTAACCAATTGGGCGGCTGATAACCTAGATGACGCTGAGATCGACTACTTTAATCGTATGATGGACAGCAACGATTTTAACGCTATCCGTATGTCTGTTCGATCAATAGCCGCTCGTCGTGAGGCCAGTGAAGGTATTGAGCCAAGCCGTAATTTATCTGGTAGTTTGTCAGGTGGAACGGGTGGTTCCTATGACAGTGTGCAGCAGTTGATGGCTGATATGCAAAGTCCATCTTACGAAAATGACCCAGCGTTCCGGGCACAAGTTGAGGCTAAGTTGGGACGTTCTAACATCCTATAGGAAGCCCATGTCATTATACGAAAATATCCATAAAAAGCGCCAAAGGATCAAAAATGGTTCTGGCGAGAAGATGAAAAAAGCGGGGGACCAAGGTGCTCCGTCCTCTAACAACTTCAAACAAGCTGCTAAGACAGCGAAGCCTAACATGAAAATTAGGAAGAACACATGAGCAAATCAGGACGGGTCTACTCAGACTACGATAAAGAGTATCAGGCTCGTCCTGAGCAAGTTAAGAAGCGGGTGTCTCGTAATAAGGCGCGGCGTATGATGATCTCTAAACACGGTAAGTCCAAACTATCTGGTAAGGACATTGATCACTCAAACGGCAACGCGACTGACAACTCTTCAAGCAACTTAAAAATCATGTCTAGCTCTCAAAACAGAGCTAAAAAGTAGGGAGCCTTCGGGCTTCCTCGACCACGCCGCTATTAAGTGGGTGGCGAAAAAGGAACATCCAACGGCCACGGGTTTTCCTATTTTTTCATCTAACTCAACCAAAGCAAACGAATACGTTGAGGCCCCTTACGAGGGATAACCTTATCGGAAAGAGCGCACACGGACACGTTAGAGAACAACCTAACAATCTAAACTCTTTTCCAAGGTGAAATAAAATGTCTAATGCTAATCCATCCCGCGTGGGTCAGGCTGGTCTAACAGGTGCAACTGACGCCCTGTTTCTGAAGGTCTTCTCAGGTGAGGTAATGTCTACTTTCAACGCACAAACTGTGATGAAAGAAAAGTGTCGTATCCGTTCAATTCAGAATGGTAAATCTGCCCAATTCCCAGCAATCGGTAAAACCGTAGCTGAGTACCACACACCGGGTGCAGAAATCTTAGGGAACAACGTCGAGCATGACGAGAAAGTCATCACAATCGATGATCTGTTGATCTCCAACACTTTCATTTCAAATATCGATGAAGCTAAGAACCACTACGATGTTCGTGCAGAATACTCCAAGCAAATGGGTCAAGCTCTTGCACAAACATACGACCGCAACTTGTTGTCTATGGCTATTAAAGCCGCCCGTGACCCATCTGGTCTGGGTGCTGGTGTAGCTGGTCAAGGCTCTGCCGCTTCTGAATCTATCGGTGCAACACCGACAACAGCACAAATTGTTTCTGCTATATATGATGCTGCTGCTACTCTTGACACACGCAATGTGCCAGAAGCAGAGCGTTTCGTGATTGTATCACCAGCCGTCTACTACGCTCTTGTACAGGATGACAAACTGATCAACCGCGATTTCGGTGCTAACGGTTCTTACTCTGACGGTTCTGTATTGAACGTGGCAGGTATGACCATTATCAAATCGAACAACTTGGCTGTCGATCACACTACAGCTTCTGCATACCCAGATTTTAGCTCAAAGTACGCTGTCGCTGCGACAGATACTAAAGCTCTGGTTATCCAGCGACAAGCCCTCGGTACTGTCCAATTGATGGATATGGCTACTGAGATGGAATATGACATCCGCCGTCAAGGTACACTTGCTGTATCTAAGATGGCTGTTGGTCACGGTGTATTGCGCCCAGAGTGCATCATCGAACTCCGCGCTGCTTAAAATATCGGGCCTCTCTAGTTAACCTAGAGGGGTCCTTTTTTACATTTACAGGGATAACTCATGGCAACTCTATTGACCCCAACGACAGAGCTAGAAGCTGTCAACGTATGCCTTGCAAACATTGGTGAGTCGCCAGTGAGCACTATAACAGGCAACATCACAGTTGATGCGGCTCTAGCGAGAGACCTACTTCGACAGGTGACGCGCGAAATTCAAACACATGGGTTCTATTGGAACACGGAACTTAACTATAAACTAATTCCAAACACAGCCTATAACCTTGCTTTACCAGCTAACGTGCTGTCCGTAGACACCACAGGTGACGATAAAAACAAAGACCTTGTTGCCCGTGGACGCATCTTATACGACCGCGTTAAGCACACATACACATTCTCAGAGCCTGTTGTTGTAGACATAGTGGTTGCTCTTGGTTTTGAAGAACTACCAGAAATAGCTCGCCGCTATATCGCGGTTAGAGCCGCTCGTATCTACCAAGAACGGGTGATGGGTAATGGATCGGTGTCCTCATTCAACACTGCTGATGAAGACATGGCTCGTGCCGCTCTTCTCGCTGAGAACATGGAAATTGAAGATAACAACATGATGACAGGTAATGCCTCGGTATATGGTATTCTGTCCCGTGCAGCCTATTAAGAGGTGAAATAATGCCCTTAGTTTCAACGACAGTTTCAAACTTAGTAAGTGGAGTGTCGCAACAACCTGCACCACAACGTCTTAGGACTTCTGGTCAAGAAATGAAAAACGCATACCCGTCTGTTGTGGCGGGTTTGCAAAAAAGACCACCAACTCAGTTTGTATCACCTCTGAACACTAACATTGCTAATGATGACACCACTGCTGTCCATGTGATTAACCGTGATTTCAATGAGAGATATATTGTAATTGGTGGTTCGGGCGATATTGAGGTTTTTGATACTGACGGTGTTAAGAAGACAGTTAATTACCCAAACGGTAAGTCGTATTTACCTACGTCTGATATGTGGACGAAACTCAGGTTTTCTACTGTTGCAGATACTACCTTTGTTCTAAACACGGAAAAACAGGTTAGCACAGTATCCGTAGCTGAGACCCGTGATGATCCAAGTGCAACAGCCTCTGTGTTCATTAAACGTGCTGTGGCGTCTACAACCTATGCTGTGTACATTAATAACGTACTCGCTGCGACTACATCTACAAATGACAACACAACAGCAACGACTGCGTTAGAGGGTACTTCAGACCTAGCGGAAGAGCTTAAAGCGAGTGCTATAAGTAACGGCTATTCTGATGCTGAGACCTTCGGACCAACATTAACTTTCTCTGTTCCAGCGGGTGCTGAGATAAGGGTTCTCGATCAGTTTGGTGGCAGTGCTATGGAAGCATTTACCGACCGCATCCAATCGTTTGACAAACTGCCTCCTTCAGAAAAGCAAGGACGCCTCGTTCAGATTAAGGGTAACCTTAACGATGCAACTGAAGACTTTTGGGTCGAGTTTGACAACAACGTGTGGGAAGAGACCGTAGGCTATAACGCTGGTGAAAACTTAAATCCCTCTACAATGCCTCACGTTTTGGTCAGAGAGGCTAACGGAACCTTTACGTTTAAAGAACACACTTACAATGAACGGGCTGTTGGAGATGATGACACCAATCCCGCGCCTTCTTTTGTAGGTAAAACTATTAACTCTATGTTCCTGTTTAAAGGACGTATGGGTTTCTTGAGTGAAGAAAACCTGATTATGTCTGCTGTTGGTGAGTTAGAAAGTTTGTACCGCAGCACGGTAGTCCAAGTATTCGCGTCAGATAGAATTGACGTTGCATCTATTACAGGTCGTGTAAACAACCTGTACCATGCGGCTGTCTTTAGTGACACGCTAATTCTGTTTTCAGATAGCCAACAATTCAAGTTAGTTTCTGAGAACGTCCTGTCACCTCTTTCAGTCGGCATTGTGCCTTCCACCAAGTTCGCTTGCTCACCTTACACAGCCCCTGTGGCCTCGGGACCTATCGTGTTCTTTGTTACGGACGGCGCAACTAACTCTACTGTTCGAGAGCTTTATATTGATGAAGAATTGAAGACCGTGGATGCTGACGAGATCACCATTCAAATACCAAGCTACATACCCAACGAAGTTCGCACACAAGCTGTGTCCACATATGATGATGTGATGGTGCAGTTGTCAGCGTTAGAACCAAGTAAATTATATGTTTATAAATGGTACACTTCTGGTGGTGAAAAGGTACAAACTTCGTGGTCTCATTGGGACTTCGGTGAAGATGTAACCATTATGGGATGTGAGTTTCTAGAAGACTTCCTATATGTGGTCTATAAGACAGGTGGTAATGTGTATCTAGACAAGATGTTCTTTGATACTAAACCCAATGACAAAGCACTTTTAGATCATCGTGTAGATACCTCGGAAATCACAATTACCTATAACTCCACTGATAATCGGTCAGAGTTTGTATTACCGTACTCAACCCCAGCAACTTTAGAGTTCTTTAAAATGGAGAACCCTAAAGGACAGAAAATTCCTGTCACAAAGGTAAGTGATAATACATATCATTTAGCTGAAGTTGACGCCACATCTTGGAATATAAACGCTGGTGTACCTTATAGTTTTGAATATGAATTTTCTCCTCAGTATATACGAGAGGATACACCAACGGGTGAGGCAGCTATCCAAGAGGGTAGGGTCCAACTACGGTATATGTCCCTCATATATATAGACAGCTCTTTCTTTAAAATCCAAGTTACGCCTAAGAATAACGACACGTTTGAGCATCTGTTCAACGCGCGTATCTTAGCTGACGAAGACAACATAGCTGGTCTTATGCCTAGGGATACTGGTGAATATAAATTTCCAGTGTTTGCGCAGAATGACAAAGTACAAATTAAAATCATTAACGACAGCGCCTTCCCATGTTCCTTCGGTTCTATGGAATGGACAGGTATGTATGTTGGTAAATCACAGAGGCTATAATGACTGTATACGTCCGCAACACCCATAAGGATGACCTAGACCATCTAGCGGCAAACCTTAGGGAAGCAGACGTTCAAGAGTTATATGCGCAATCTGGTTTTACCCCTGAGATAGCACTTAAACTGGCATTACTGTTTTCACGGCAATGTAAAACCATGTGTGATCCTGAAGGTACACCTATCGGGGTCTTTGGCGTTAGTGACACACAAACAGTTGGTTTGGGGTCCATTTGGATGATGGCAACCCCAGACCTACTCAAACACCAACGTCAGTTCCTACGGGAGTGTAGGGAAGGTATCTATGAGGTGTCTCAAGGATACTCGTGTGTATTTAACTACACAGACGCACGAAACACTGTCCACCATAGGTGGCTAAAGTGGTGCGGTTTTACCTTCATAAAAGAACACAAGAACTTTGGGCAAGAAAACGAGCCTTTCTATGAGTTCGTAAAAATACTTTAGGATATCGATATGGACCCAGTAACATTAGCGATGATCTCAGGCGGCATGAACCTACTTGGTAGTATGTCTGAGGTGAACGCCCAGAACCAAGCTGCACTAAACAACGCTGCTATGGCTCGTCAGTCAGCCGCATATAAGCAAGACCAAGAAATGCAGTCTTATGTCGAGTACAATCGACAAATGCTTATGACAGCTATGGACCGCGCTCTCACCGCTAGATCAAACACAGACCTCGCTATGGTTAGTATGTTTGAGACAGGTGGTGGTGGACAAGCGATGACAGATATGATCGCAGAACGCCGATCTGTCGAAGCCCGTAACCTCTACAGAGACCGTCTAGAGCGTAATAGCCTTAAAATACAAACAAACCGTAATCTCAAGGGTTACACTGAAGAAGCTAAAGGGCGCATTGCTCAAGTACCAACGACATCCCTAAATATGGGACACATTATGTCTGCGGGTTCATCTTCACTGCCGTATTTGGCGTAAGGGAATACAATGGCTAGAATTACACCTGATATGCCCCAACGCGGGGCTGCGCGAAACCTATTGCAGGTCGTTGACAACTACTACCGTCCCGCAAGGGATCGTATGGGTGAGGCTGCGATGGCCAAAGGCTTTCAAGATATGTCGAATTTCGTAGGGAATGAGGCAAGGAAAGCTAAGAAACAACAATTAGAAGAAATCTCTCTACAAGCCCAACAAGATGCCTTGCAGGGGGATGATCCTGATGTGGAACTCTCTAAGGTCCGCAATGGGTTGCTGTTCCGCTCCAACTCACGCGCGTATAACCAGACATATGCCGAAACGATGGGTAAGAAGGCGGCTATTGAGTTCAAAGAGAACGCCACAATAGAGTATGAAAAGTCTGGTCTAAAATACAGCACGGACCCCAACAAGTTCCGTGAGTGGATGAACACAAAAGTTCACGGATTTCTGTCTAATGAAGCCAACCAAAGTCCTTACTTTCTAGCAGGGGCTATGCCTTACATCGAACAGACTACGTTCAACATGGGTGCGGCCCATATGAGCAACGTATCTAACCAGATGGAAGCTAACCACCTAGCGGCGATCCAGAAGCAAGCTGATGACACCATGATGAAGATATCTACTGGTGAGATATCTATCGAGGATGGCATTTCTGAGATCACTAAGTTGAACGGTCAGGCTTATGGTACAGGTCTTAGCGGCCCTAAAGCCCGTAAAGCGTTGATTAGTTCGTTCCTATCAGTTGCTGATGCTACAGATAACCCAGCGATGATTGAGGCGTTAATAACGGCACAAGAAAGCGGTGATTTGAAGCTGACCCCAGCGGAGTGGAACGCTGTTACTAAACAAGGCGAGGGTATCCAACGGGATATCAATTTCCGTACAGCCCAGAAGGAACGTGCAGCGAAAGCTCAACGTGAAGCAGAGGTTAGGCAAGCTGAAGAGTTAGTGACCGACTTCTATAATAACCCAGCTAATGCGGGTGCTTCCTTCCAACAATTCTTGAATACACCCACAAAAGAGGGTGGTCCTACTATTGCTGAGATGATTAACGCCAGTCCTAATACAACTGAAATCTTGCAAAAAGCAAACGCAGCATATGAGACCGTAAACACGATCTATGAAATCCCTAAGGGACAAGAGTTAGCAAACAATTATGCCCTGACAGAAGCCTTCGATACAGGCGCAATTACTAACCAATCTGAAATGCTGGCGTGGATTTCGGGGGCGCAGAAAGATGGTTTCAGGTTCAATGATGAAAACTTCACACACGCCTATACTGAACTAGAAAAACGCCAAGACCCAGAGGCTCCGTACAGTAGTCAGACATATAAAGACTACAAACAGGCGACACTGAACCGTGTTATCAACGCCATGACCCCTGAGGGTTCTGACCTGATACCTACCTTTGAGGGTAGTTACCAAGGTACGATGGCTGATGACATTAAGATCAGGTTCCAAGGTTATCTAAATGACTACCTCAAAGGTGTCCCAGACAATAACCCTGAGGCTATTAAAGCCGCTATCGCTAATGCAGAGCGTTCAGTCATGG